CTCATCAAGTCCTACTGTCTCATGCTCTGCACTACCGGTGTTCAACCGGTTTGGGCCGAGGGGATAATCCTGTGAAGGAACTCCCTGAGGTTTCCGCCTATAAGAGCGGGATGCACTCGCACAAAGTCAGTACTTGCGTGGTTGATTCCACGTCCTGGTGATGAGAATACTGAAATCAATCAGTGTTCCTCTCATGCCCTCTGTTAGGACAGCAGAAGAGGTGTGACGCGTGCTGGCCGTGTTGGCCAGTTGTTCAGTGGGGTGGTACCCCACTATGGGGCGAATGCTCCTAAAGGAGCCTTATGCCTCATGATGCCGTGAACGTTGACGACCTGCGCTTAATGGACTCGCATACACATGCAGTTCATACGGTGGGTTACGACCCGGGGTGGTACTCTGTACCTAACCAGGTGTTACTCTTTCGTAGTTATCTGAAGATGCCTGCGAGTGTGAACAATCCGAAGAGGGACGATGGCACGCGTGCCCCGTCTCCGTACTGGATAAAGCGCATTCTCATACAGGCACGCCCCTACCAACTTTCCCAGCAAAATCCGGGGGTTGGGCTGTTTTGGGGTTACTATATGAAGGAGTCTACGGCAGCGTACGTACTCCCAGCCGAAATGTACGTCGATCCACAGACGTGCTTAGACTGGGCTCTTGCGGGACCGCTGTTTCGTACAAACGTCGATGCTCTCGCTCGTACGAAGTTCTTGAACAACCTGGCCAACCGGTCAGGCAAGGATCAAGTCGAGCTTGGTGTCGCTGCCGGCGAAATTCGTGAGACCATCGGTCTTGTGAATGAGCTTGGTCAAGCAACCCTGTCAGCAATTAGTTCTACTGCCAGACAGGTTGGCCGAGCACCGGGCACTATCGCGAAGGCCCTCTACCACCTTAAACAGGCGGGTCCGAGGGAGATAGCAAACCGTTTCTTCAACGGCGACACGCAGATCCTTGAGAAAGTGATCCAAGCGTGGTTAGTGTATCAGTTGGGACTCAAACCCCTCGCCAAGGATGTATATGACAGCGAGGTGTACTTGCGCAGTCAGGTGGACCAAGACTACTATCACTTAGATGTGACGGTACGTGGAGGGGCATCGGATGAAAATGACGTGACGCTTTCCCATAACACATGGGGGGTGAACCAGGGGACGTATTACATCTCTGGCGTGTACCGGCAGTCTTGCGGTATACATTACGCCTGTAAGTACAGGATTCCAACGCAAGCAAACATGTCACAACAACTCGGGATTAACAACCCCGCGTATGTGGCGTGGAATCTGGCGAGACTAACATGGGTGATAGATAAGGTCGTCGACATCGGCGGCTGGCTGCATTCATTCATGGCAGCTCAAGGGACCTCTTTCATCGAGGGAACGAAGAGCGAGATCCGCCGCACCAGTTTGCTGCGCCTGGTTGATGAAAGCGAAGACCACCTCGGGTGGGGGGCACTCTCAGGGCTAAACCCCTTGAATCCTCCACTCGTACAGGTTGAGCACTTTAATCGGGATGTATTGAATGTGGGTGTAATGCCCTCCTTCATGCCTGGTGTTAAGAACAAAATGGGACTTGTGCAGCTCGCAAGTACTGTCGCAGCGCTGACAACCTTGTCGGCGTCACGGGTCAAATGGCCCAACCCTGGAATCATCTAGATTCTATCTAAAGGACACCAAGAATGTCTACCATCGTGCTTGACTCGCTGAACTACGTTGGCGAGGGCCTCTTGAACGGCATCAGCCGGTTTGTCGAACGCTCTGCTGGCGTGGCGCGGTTCTTCCGCGTCCTCACCAACAGCGTGAACTACAACAAGACGTCCGAAAGGACGAACGTGAAGTGGAAGTTGGTACTTCCCTTCCCGTCGGCCACCCCGGAAGAGTGTCCCTGTGACGGAACAATCCCGTACGCGGATACGATCGTGAACATCGACATTCGTGTTGATGGTCGCGCTCCCGTGGCATACCGCGAAGACATCGTGGATGCGATCCAGAGTCTCGTTGCGACGGCCCAGTTCACCGGGTCGATCGAAGCGCTCACTCCAGGCACCTGACCTCTGTCCTAGACAAGTCACACCACAAGGATCAAAAACCATGAAGTCGGTGAAAACCTCAGGTTTCACAAGAGGCACGCGCAGCCCTTACCGGACAAAGTCCGGGAGCTGCAAGGAC